CATCCTCACGGCTCGGCAGCGCTTTGAGCTGGTCGCCAATGTCGGCAAGGATGTTTTCAAGCGGGCGCGCTTTGCCTTCTGCGTCCGCAACGGACACGCCCAGCGCTTGCAGATAAGGCAAAATCCCGGTGTTGCCGGTCAATTTCAGCTCGGTCAGCGCAGAGCTAAGCCCCTGCATTGTTCCCAAGAACCCCTCGGCAGTGCCGCCATTGACCTTAACGGCGGCGGTCCAGCGCGACAGCCTGTCGGTACTGGTGCCAAAGTTCTTAGCCATCCGATCAAGCTGCGCGCCGGTTTGCACGATGGTGCGCGTGAAGTCAGACAGCCCTCGACCGACAGTCAGGACGGCAAAGAAACGCACGGCAGCGGACTGCATTTGGCCGAAGAACTCAGCCGCCTGCTTTCCGCTTGCCTCAACTTGCTTGCCGGTGCGCTCGGTGCGTTTGCGGGTATTATCAAGACCCTCTGATATCCGCTTTTCGCCGCGCTGGAAATCCGTAGAGTCGAGGCCAAGTTTTACGATTAGGCTGTCAATTACTGTTGCCATAGATAACCCTTGCGTTGTGTTGGTCGACCATGTGGATTTCTAGCATTTGGTACGCATCATACGGGCCGTACACCGTCTGCAATTCGTGAAGCGTGGCCAGCCTGGCTGATACCAGAGTAGCAATTATCGACGGCATGTTGTGGTATCGAATCATGCTGGCCGCTTTGCCGCTGGGAGCGCTTACCCCGAAGTCGATCCGCTCCCAGCGGCGAAAAAACCAGTATGAAGTTCCAACATCGCGCCGCGCAGTTTCAAACGGGTCGGAATGTCCTCAACATCGTTCGACATTAAAGCGCGCGACTTGCCGTCTGGAAGCTTGACCGATACGCAACCCATCATTTCATCCAAGATTGGCTTGGCCTTTTCAATAGGCAGGTTGGCGATGGCCTTCAACCCCATTTTGATTGCGATAGGAGCCAGTTCGGAAAGCGGCGCTTTGAAATCGACTAGCTTGAGGTCGTCGCCATTGTCGCCACCCAAAATAGCCTGCAGGACTCGGAATGCCCAAAACTCGGCGGCATCTGCGCCCATCTCGGTAACAATGAAAGTCTTGCCAAAATCCCGGCTGTCTTTGTCGTCGATTTTAACTTCTGTGCTGCGGCGTGCCATATCGTGCCCCTGTCATTCAATTGATAAAAGAGAGCCGCGACAAGCGCGGCCCGCTGATCACCAGTGTAACCGATTATGCAATAGGCACGGGTAGCACGCGCTCCCAAGTGATCTGATAGGTGGTGGCCTGCAAAACGCGCTGACCATTCGGCATTGCCTGATGCTGGCTAAGAACGCCACGCGACAGGCTGTAGCTGCGCTGGTTGCCTGGCAGCGTGATCACCCCATTAAGGCGGTAGATCGTGCGGCCTGCGTCCTGGCCTTGGACGATAGCGTCCATGATGGCTTGACTCGGGCTGTCAGCTTGCAGGGTCACAGTCTGCACGTATGGGCGAGGCACCCAGCCGGCAGAAAGCTTGCCATCTACGCCCATAACGGTTTCGGCCGTCTGAGCGGTTTCCATGGCGAATGCCGCGTCTGCTGCGTAGCCTTCAAGGATTGTGGCGGCCAGCGCGAAGTCAGCAGAGCTGATGACAAACGTGCTGTCGGCACTGGTAATTGTACGTTCGGCCATTTCGTTGGCTCCTTAAAGGACTGCGATAGACGCGAGAGTAATGGATTGCAAAGCACCACCGTCCATGTACCACAGTTTGACAGGCGGCGATTGGCGCTGCTGGCGAACCTGGGCGGTAGCCGGGAGGATCTGCAGGTAATAACCCTGCGTTTCCAGCTGCGTGGAAATATCCAAGCCGGCTTGCGTGGCGATAGTGGCTTTCTGCGCTTGGCTAAGCGGCACGCCAACACGGATAGAGCCATTATTCAGCGCCTCGGCAATGGGGTCGGCGCACCATGCGCGGATCAGGGTATCGCCCTGGCTGTTGTACGGCGCTGCGTTTACCTGAGTTAGACCAACGAAGACGGCTAACTGCAGCTGAGCATTCAGATAGATTTGGTTCAAGTACGTGTCAAGCCAGCGGAACTTGCTGCCGTTCATGCGACCGTCGTACATGATGCTGTAGATGTTGCCCTGACCTGGCGCTTGATACAGGCCGTAGTAGCTGGCGTTGTTGCTCAGCACTGCGTCGGCCAGCGGGCGGGTGTCAACCGAGGTGGCCAAGCCGCTCTGCTGTTTGAATGCCGGGGTAGCGCGACCATTCACAGCGGCCCAGTCAATCGAACCGGCGTAACCGCACACAAACGCGGCGATTTGCACGGTGTTGAACACCACGCAGGTGCCTTCAAGGTTCAGCGTGTCAACGATGGAGCCAAACACGGCGGCGTTGTTGGCGGTCGAATAGCCTGGATCGGTATCCCATGCCACGTATGCATAGCGCGAGTTCTCGCCGTTGCACCATTGAGCGAACGCGGTCTTGTTGTCTAGGTTCGGCTCAAAAATGGTCATGAAGGTAGCCCAGTTCTGATTTTGGTCTTTGATGCGATCCATGGCGCTGGCAGGGGTGTCAGCGTCGGCACCTTGAGACATAACGCCAGCAGATAGGCCAAGGCCGGCAGCAGCGGTGCCAGTGCCAAAGGTGAGGGTCGAAACCGCACCGGTAGACACGTTGGTGACCACGAACATGGAAAACGCAGAGTCCCACGTCACGACAGCGACGCCCGACAGGGTAAGCGCAGTGCCGATCAAAGTGGCAGCGTTGGTGAAACTGGTCGCCGCAGCCAAGTTCACGGTGCCGGTTTTGACCACACCGTCAATGGTAATGGACAGGGTGCCGTTGATGGCCTGCAACTGGGTCAGGGTTGTGCCTGCCAGCGATTGGCCGCGCAACCATGCGGAGGTAGCGGTCAGGGCGTAACCGGCAAAGAACAGCGTTCCAGGCTTCTTTGTGCTGTTGTCGAAGCCCAAAAAGTAGTTATCGGCCAAACCGGCTTCGGTGGAGTTGCTGCCGAAGTAGTCCGAAACAGCGTCGGCAGTGGAAAAGCTCAGTAGGCCGGAAGTCGGCACCATGCCGTTTGTATCCAGCATGATTGCGTTAAGCGATAAGGGATTGCCACCAGCGCCAACCACTGCGGGGTTGACGGTGACGATTTGCGAAACAGGGATTGCCTGGGTCATTCGTCGCTACTCCGTTGGAGTGGTTATGTCCGCTGGTATGACAAAGGTTTCGCCAACCACATCGAACGATTCTTGTGAAACGGTTACTGGCTCATTGTACTGCAACGAAACCGTTACAGACCAGCGAGTCTCATATTGCTTTTCGCCAGTGATCAACGGGATCTGTACAGGCTCGCCACAGTATAGTGGTTCAACGCCATCAGGGAACGCGCCTTCGATAGCAATACTGCGAAGCATTGTCACGGCTACGTTTGCCATTTCACTGGCGCGCGGGCCGTAGCAGTCAAGCTGCAGGTCAAGCCTGCGCGGCATGTTGTATGCCATCGTGCCGGCGACCGGGTTTAGCTTGGTGCGGGTTGTGGTGTACTGGGTTTGCAAGATTTCGGTGATCACAATAGAAGGCGGCAGCGGGGCAGGCGTGCCATTCGATTGGCCGCGAACCACGTTCTTTGCCGGAATCCATGGCATGACCCCGCGCAGGAAACTGGCAGTTGAGGTAATCGCTAGGTTGACGCTCACTTACGGCACCTTTACTTGATACACAACGCCGACCTTGCACCAGTTCTGCCAGGTTTCGAAGACCTTAAACACATTCCATCGGCCCGACTGGCCACCATGGGTAAACTCAAGGTCGGCGCTCGGTTGCTGATCGGGCCGAACTACGCCGGCCAGCGCGCCGTACAGGTACACGCCGCGCATGGTTCCCTGAATGTTCAGTTTGTCGGCTTGTTTGATTTCGTCGCCATCGAGCGCCTGGACGTTGCCGAAGCCGGTTTCGGTGATGAATACCGGGATTTGAGTCAGCGTCACAGGGTCTACGTCGTAACCATCAGGCACATACGCAGTAATGGCTATGTCCGGGTTGATCGGCTGGATTGCTTGGTTGGCGATGGTGCGCAGGTTAAGCACTGGTGTTCACCTCAAAATCTACGCTGTTCTGCATCTGGCCGGTGTCGATCAATGGTTTGTTAAAACCTTTGGCGGCAATCGTAAACGGTGCGTTAGGCGGAGTTTGCCAGCCGGCAATCGATTGCTGCAGCTGTTCGGCAATCTTAACGCCCATGAATTGCAAAACGGTGTCGCCGTTGTATTCGTAGTGCTTGGCGGCTTTCTGCATCAGCACGCCCCAGCCTGGGGATTCATTGGCAATCATAGTGCGGAAGAACGGGCGCGGAGGAATTCGTGTTGTACCGTATTCGTTCCAGAATGCCACTTGGGCAACGCTGGTGCCGTCCGGGTAAGTAGCCCCGCCAAGAAAACCGACGCTCACTGAGCCTTCCATGTTGCTGCCAATTTCGGCTAGCACGCGCTGCAGCTTCTCACCACCGATAAGGGCTGACATTCAATCCCTCTACGCGGGTAGGGCGTGCGCGATAACGGAAGCCACGCAGCGAGCTGGTAGCCTGCCAGAATGCGGCCCCGTACTGGGTCTGGATAAACCATGCTGCAGTACCGGGCGCGTTGTATTCGGTGCCAATGGACACGCTGCCTTCTGTCGCGCTAGCGATGCGACCAACCGGCGTAGTAGAACCGCCCGGGTTGAGCGCGCCCTTTAGCGTGGCAATGTGGGCGGTCAGCATCCACAGCAGTAGGGTGCGTTTCGTAATGTCCTGAACCGGGCTGCAATCTGTGTTGGTCAGATACAGCCCGGCTTCATTGAAGCAGGATTGCAAGAATGCGTCGTCAACGCTCACGAACGCCGGATAGGCGACCTTGAATGCAACTGGGTCAAACGTGACGACGGCCATTCTTATTCGTCCTTGTCGGCGGATTTGATGCCGTTTGCCTCTTGCGGCAGCGGCTCATGCCCGGTTTTTTCTTTCTTCAATTCCTTAGCCTTGCCCTTGGCCTCGTTCTGATTTTTGGCTTCAAACACAGCGCCGGATTTGATCGGTGCATAGTCCGGGCCTACGCGCTTCTTGAACGCTTCCCAAAAATCCGCGTCAACTTCGGTCAGACCGTAGTCGTCTTCACTCAGCAGAATTATCGGGCTGCGTTCCTGCGCCTGGCGCTGGCCATGCAGAGTTACGCGCGCGTTGTTTACTTCTGCAATTAAACCGCTTGGCAGTCGGCAGCAGATGGTTACTGTTTGTCCCATTGGGGTTAGCTCCTGTAGTTTGGTTCGCTGAGTCATGAGCATAAGGCATGCGGGGTAGGGTGGCAAATTTCGGGCAAAAGAAAGCCCCGGTTAAGGGGCTTTCTCAATCACACGATTACCGATTAAACACCAAGCATCTGCTCAATGAAGGTCGGACGGGCAATTACAGTGCCGAAGGTGCCGGCAGATTTCTTCTGCTTGAAGCTGGACAGACCTTGGATGATCGGATGCGCGCGCATCTTCTCGGTGAAGGTACAGTCCCAGGTGCGCTGACCTTCGTACTCTTCCACAACCATCTGTACAACTTGGCCGGCTGCGGTTGCGTACTCAGGAACAGTGCGCAGAACAAGCTTTGGAAACGCTTTGGTGATCAGATCCCAAGCGGTTACGGTGGTCACGGAGCCGTTTGCCACGGTCATAGCAACCGAGGACTGCGGCGACATGATCAGCGTCAGCGGGGAATCAACATCGATCAAGCCTCGGTTGCGAGCCTGCAGATTGAAGAACATCTTCTGCACGTCTTGGAAAATCTCCAAGTTGGTGGCGTTCACGGTGCCGTTTGGCAGAATCCAAGCGGTGCCGGTAGCGGCTTTGGTGTTCGGCGTCAGGGCAGCAGGCAGGGATGGGTCGTTCAACATGCCGTAGTTTTGCAGGCCGGAAACACCGAACAGGTAGGTCTTGTTCTGATACTTGTTCAGAGTCAAGGCCGATGCGATGTTCAGGCGAGCAGCCCAGTCGATTTTAGCCAGACCGGCGTCAGCAAGCTCACGCTCACCCCATTGGGTGACGGTCTGATAGTGATACGACTGGCGTTGCGGGAACTGGAAGTTAGCGCCGCTGGAACCGGACTCGTTGTAGTCACCATAGCTGGTTGCCTCACCGGTCGATTCGATCACAGGGAACATCGCGGTGCGGGTAGTCCAGTCGCCGGTTTTTTTCTCGCCACCAGCGGCCTCTGCGGCCTTCATCGGGGCAACAAGCACTTCAATCAGCTTTGGGTCGATGTAGGTGGACAGCATTGCAGGAATGCCGCTGTTCGCGTTGGTGATCAGCGGATAAGCCGCATCCATAGCCATCAGGCCGCCAGCGGAGTCCATGCCGATGATGTCACGATAGCTTTTGTTTTCCGGCAGCAGGCGCGCATTGAAGCCATCAAAAGCGATACCTGCGCGCTGCAAGATTGCTTGCATTTTCGGGTCCATGTTCAGCTCCTTATACCGGGCGGGACATAACAATGAGTTCGCCAACGGCACCATTGCCGCCGACAGGGAAACCGCTCACGGCAAAATCAGTTTCGATATAGCCGGCGACGGTAGCGCCTGCTGCAGCGGTCTGAATTTGGCCAGTGGTCAGGGATGCGAACACCTTCTGGCCAATGGTGGCTGGGTTGACGGTTGGAGCTACCCAGTAGTCGCCGGTAACCATAAGGGTTACTTCAAAGCCTTGCGCAATCAGCAGCGAGGTTTCGCCCAGGTATTGGGTGATCAGTGCGGCACCTTGCAAGCGCGGCACGAAGCCGGCCGGCTTACCCGATCCTGCGTTGCTCACCAAGCCGGCGGCGGTGGCCCAAGCAAAGCGGCCAACGGTTACGCCGGTAGCGCCGGCTACTAAAGTACCCTCGTGCGAAACAACCGAGGAGCGCGGGTTGGCCGAAGCGAAGTCGCCGGCCACTGCAGCGGCTTGCTGAAGGGCTACAGTTTGTTGAAAGCCTGCGGTCATGGCAGTGGCTCCTTAAGAGAAACGGGACAGGCCAGGGATCTGGACGTCAAGACTAGCGGAATCCATCGCAATGCGCGAGGGGGCTGCTTTTGGGCGATCCGAGGCGACGGCAAACAGGCGCGGCAAGCCGGCTGCTGGCATGTCTTTGTGATCGATGTTCATGTGACCCAGCGCGAAGCGGTAGACATCTTCGGCGCTATCCATGCCGATGACGTCACCGACAACACCGCGCACGGCAGACTTGGCCGATTCAAGGTCTTTGAACTGCTTGATCAGGTCAGAGCGCATGGAGTGCATGGCGGCCTCCACTTCGTCTTCTTTCATGTAGTCGTCCATATCGTTATCGGCAGCGGGAGGGGCGTCCATACGGGCCAGCATGTTGCCAACGGCCTCTAGGTCGGCTGAGTCCATGCCTTTGCCGCGCAGGTAGTCGATGATTTCAGCGTGCTTTGATGGCGCGCCGTTGTCGTCTTCGTCACCGGTCATGGTCGGCTGGGTTGGTTCGGGGTTTTCTTCAACGCCCAGTACAGCATCGATAATCTCATCGATCTTTTCCGGGTTCATGTCTTCGTCCATGGCCATCAGCTTGGCGCTGACATCCTTGGCGTTAAACTGGCTTTTTACTGCGCCACCCACCAGACCAGGCAGGGCGGAATCCTGCGCGATCTTCGGGGATGCCGCCGAAAGAGCAGCCAGCAGGGCTCTGCCCAGTTTGGTTTTCTTCATGGCAGGGGTTTCCTGTGTGGTTGTGGGTTGCTGGGTGAATGGTGAAACGAAAGGGTTGCTGTCTGCGACTACAACGTCAGGGCCGGCGCGACCGACTTCAACCAAGGCCAGGTGATTGCCGCGAATGTTGGTCATGCGCCCGTCGTAGGCTTCGCCGTCTGCCGTGGTGCCTGACGTCATGTCGGCGTCGTAGCGGTAAGCGCTGGACAGTTCGTCAATGGCCTCTGCTTCAATCCCGCCTATGGCCTCTGAATCCCAAACGCACAGGGACGCCATCAGGTAGGGCGCTTCAAAGCTCACGTCCGAACCAATAGAGCCGACTACATCATCTTTCATCGGCGCGTCGGCGCTGACCTGAATGTGACGGCGCAGCAGCGGCAGGTTGTTGAACGTGCCTGCAGCTTTCTCAAGCTCGGCAGGGTCGCGGTACAGGTTGTAGATTTTATCGGGCCGCAAGCCAAGACCTTGCCAGCCCGGAATCTCGCTGCCCATGTACGGGCACACGTTGGCTTTACTGATAGGCGTTCTTGCAACGTGCAAGCGGCCGTCCGCATCAAACGTGCGGACGCTGGAACGGTCAAAAGCCAGGACGGGTGCATTCATGCTGCGAGTATGAGCCACGTTCATATGCGTTTCAATGTTTCCAATTATGGGACTAATGGCGGCGGCTGTATCTTGACGCTGCAAACTAGCTTTAGGCATGGCATGTAGCCCCCAAATTTTTCGGTGAAAACGCAGTTTTTGCATTTACACATAATCATTCCCGGTTGTTATTTCGCATCAGGGCAAAGCATTCGCCGATGTCGCGCTTGCCGGCTGCAGCTTCGGCCATGCAGGCGTTTTCTTGTTTCAGCTCGGCTTTGATCGCCTGGCTGGCGGAATGGAATTGAACCACCACGTAAACCACCACGCACAAGCCAAATGCTTTTGCCACTTTGTCAGCGATGCTGCCTGTATTTGTGTTCATGTTCTTTTGCTCCTGTCATGGATTCGATACAGCATACAACAGATTTTGGATTTGGTCAGAAGGGCAACACGGTTTTGCTTGAACAGCGGCAATTAATTAGCTGGCCAGGCAAAATGTATTCCCCGTCAATATACGCGCCTTTGCGTGTGTCAAACTTTAGCCGTTTTTTGCCGGCTTGAACATGGGAATGGCGCGGCTCTTTGCCACCACCGGAGTGCACCCATTCGGCCTCGAATAGCCCCAGCTCCACACGGCGGGCCTGCGTAACGGTCGCAGTCAGCTTGTTGGATTGATCCCTGGCTATCAAGGCAGCTCGACGCCGGGTCACGCCATAGCGCTTTTGCAGGTCGTCGGTGATGACTTTCAGGTCACGCCCAGCCGTGAAGCCGCGCATAACAATACCCTCGACCTCTAGCGCGTACTGGCGAGGGATCGACTTAATCAGCGACACGTTTTCCTTGATCGTCGCATTCATCGCGTCACGCATGACCGGCGTTATCTGAAACTCTACCGTCCACCCTGCATCCTTGAGCGCTGACTGAAACGATGAATCCGTAGCCTTGCGCCCGGACTGCGTGAAGCGTTCGGCAATCCCTGCGGCCATGTCGTCAAACCGCTTGATCCAGCGCTTGGATAGCTCGGCAATCTTCTTACTCAGCAGGTCAGACGGCAAAGCATCTTGGGCTATTGCCGTTTCCATGCGCGGCGGATTGGCCTTGTATGCGGCCTCAATCCAGTATTCGAAGCTGTTGGACATTTCCTTGACCAAGGTGTCCAGCGACTTGCGATAAGCCATTTCCACGCCTTTGTTAGCGTGGACGGCTCGGGCAGTTTTCTTTTTCTGCGTGGCCATTAGGGTTCGATGCCAGGCTCAGGATATTGCCCATTCGGCCCCAGCTCATTGCCAAAGCCTAAGTCTAGTTCACCCTGATCAGGCAGCGGTGGAAGGTCATCAACCTGAATGCCCGCATAGCCGCTGTCAGGGTCTCTGGCCAACTTGACTCGGGTTTCCTCTTGGCTTACTACGCTGTTGGTCAGGTAGATGGCATCGGCGTTCGCGTTGTTCAGGCGGATGCTGCTTTCTTCAAGCGCGCTGGTCTGCCACAGCGGGTTGAACTCAAAGCCGATAGTCGGGTCGATTTCGCCCCACAGGTGCAGCATCAGCACCTTTAGGCAGATATCAAGCGGGTGATACCAGAACGATTGCTGCTGCGACTTGATCCAGTCGTAGAACGCGCGAATCTCGCCCTCACTGGAAGCGTTAAGGCCGCTTGGGCTGATGCCGGTCAGGATCATGGCGGGGGTGCGGCTCACGCTGCACATGTGTTCTTGTGCCTGCGCTTGCAGCTCATGCAGCCCGGACAGTGGCGTATTGACCTGCGTAATTTCCTCGCGCTCTTTGTCCAGCATCATCAGGCCGCGATTGCTGCGGGTAAGGGTGAACATGTCCGCGCGGGCGAATACGTCCGAGCCGTCGCAATCACCTTGCAGCACTTGGCCCATGTCCGTGGCCAAAATGGTAATGGAGTAGTTATTGATCAGGTCAGAAACAGCCTGGCGAGTGCGCAGCCAGTTGTTTACATACGCCTCGGCAAGCTGCGACAGGCTCATGCCTGAAAAGTTGTAGGCCGGTTTGAGCATGTCAGGCAGCGGGCGCGTGATGACGGTCAGCAGGCGGGATGCGTGGATGCGGCGGCCCAACAGGAACCACTCGCGCGGCCTGTAGAAGTCCGGCGCGGTCGGGTCAATGGCGTTGTACGCGCTCGGGCTGGTCCACATAGCTTCAATGGTGGTGAATCTTTCCAGCGACCCCTTCTTGATGGTTTTGGGCGACAGCACAAGGGGCAACTCATCCTCAGCGCCCTTGATGTTTATGCTGATCTGGCCGCGACCGAAGAAACAATCATGGGTGGCCGCGCGCTGGAATACGCCCAGCAGGTCGAACTTTTCGATAGCCGCTTCCAACTCAGTGATGCGAGGGTTATCGGTCTTCCCGTCATCAATCGACTTGCTTTTGATCGTGATCCACTGGCGGAATAGTTCGCTCGCCATAGTGGACGCGAACGCCCGGTATTCAGCGCGGGTTGCAAGGTTGGCCAGATACGGATAGCCGGGAAATCCCTGAAAGTCGTACGTACCCACCATGCTGGACGCGAACTCATACACGCCTGGGTTGTAGTCCATGGCGATGGCTGATTGCTGATTGGCGGGAACAACGCCCGGCATGATGGCGGGCGGCTGGATCGGGAATCGCAGCGGCTGATTGTGCGCCGGCTTGTTCGCGGCCTTGTCACGAATCAGCGCCATGTTTTGCGATTTGCTCCGGGCGTTCGGCAGCGGCTTGGCCTGGATGGGTTCGCGGGCCTTTCTGGCTTTCTTGTCCTTACCGGCCATTATTTTCTCCAAGCTGTTCATTTATTTGTTTTTGCACTTCTGCTGTAATTTTCTTTGGATCAGCAGCCGAGCACTTAACAATGATTTCCCCGGACGTCTCTTTATCAACCAGGGCGTCTAAAGCCAAAACCAAATCAGAAGGCAATAAATCTCGATGTTTTCCAAGCAATTCAACAACATCTAAAAAGGGTCTCACGTCAATAATTCGAATTTCTGCGATGTATGCGGCCATTTTTTTTGCTCCTGTCGGTGGTTACATTTGCGCCAGTCTAGCGGCGACCGGCTGCTTTGGCGAGGGCGGCTTGGGTGATCTTGATTCGGCCCTTGCCTTGGATCATCGGGTTGAGCGCGTAGCGGATGGCGTCGATGTAGTGGTTCCAAGCGTCAACCACCACGGTCTTGATATCGCCGGTCAGGCGATCGACCTTGTAGCTGTACATGCGGAACTCGCGCTGAACCTCACGGCAGCGCGTGTGAATGACGATTTCCTTGTAGCTGCGCATGTGGCTAATGCCATCCTCTACGCTTCCTGGCCACTTGGTCACAGCCTCGATTGCGGGCATGCCATGGCGTTTGAGGTAGCTGATGGACTCCGGGCGGGCGTTATCAGCGCGAACAGTGCGCCGGCCAAATTCTTCGATCTTGTCCGCAACAAATTTGGCGGTATCGTCCAGCTCCAAGCCAACCTTGCCGACCTCTCGCTCAATCCATAGGCAATCAGCGTGCACCCAGCAGCGAACGGCAGCGGTCGGATCTTGAGCGAAACCAAAGTCAAGACCATCGTAAGGGCCGTGCCAGTCGCTGCCAGGCTCAAATTCTGCGATCCGATACTTGTTGCTGAATACCTGGGCGTCGCTGTTTTCCCGGTATGCGCCATCCCACACCCACGAGTAAGTCTGCGGGTCTAGGCGGTCATAGTCGGATTTGCGCTCGAGCTCAAGCACGGCGGGAAACCAAGGGTTGTCGGTGTAATTGAGTTCAACGACTCTGGCCTCTGCTGGGGCTTTCTTCCTGAACCGGGTGTCGGTGGGGCTACCGTCTAGCTCAGGATTCCACGTACACCAAACCTCGGAATCATTCTCGCGCACGGTGGGCAACAGCTTTTGCCAGGCTATCTCGGATACGCCCTCGGCTTCGTCTACCCATGCAATCAACACGCGAGCCTTCGACTTGATGCTGTCGAGGTTATGGCGAAGGCCGCAGAAGGTGTAGTCAACCCGGCGATTCTTGGTGCGAATGAATCGCTCGCCAATTTCAAAGTAATCATTCAGCCATGGCGTCTCGCGGATGGCCTGCTTGATCTCTTCCATTGAAGAATCTTCCAGGCTGTTCATGTACTCGCGAGCGCACAGGACAGTACCCGATACGCCAGCTTCCGCAAACATGTAAGCCCTGACAGCGCTCATCAGGGCAAAGCCGCGCGTTTTGCCAGATCCGCGACCACCCCATGCACCACGGTAGCGAGCCGGCCCCGTAAAGACCGGGATCAGCTTGGTGGGTAGTTCTATGCGGGCTTTCATTCGCTGGCTTGTGTCGGGCCGGTCAGCTCAATGATGGTTGGCTTGGTGGCCATGCTGCCGTCGCTGGAAGTGTGGTCTACGCGCTCGCCGTAGCGTTTAGGGTCCCACTTGGCCAAAAGCTTGAGGCGCGTTTCAATTTGCAGTTTGCGATGGCCCAACATGTCTTCCCGCGTTTCAGTAGAGCCAAGCGGGCCATTCATGTATTTGACGCCCTCCTGGGGCGTGTCAGCGATGTGCAGCGCTTCTTCGGCGATTACGTCAAAGCCTATTAGCCGCGCGCGCGCGAAGCGTGACTTGAAGTCCTCATCTTCGTTCTGCCACTGATAAACCGTCTTCCAGCTCGGCATGCCTTCCTGTCGGCACAGTTCACGCAAAGTCTGCCCCTCAGAAATCCAATCTACAACCTGGTTTTTGATGTCGGCCTTTTGCTGCTCAGTGAATTGGGTAGGCATATCGCTCTCCTGTCGAGCTTTAATTGTCGCCCTTGATCTGCCTTGTGGCAAGTGGGGGCATCCGCGCATCCGATCATCACGCCGCCTGCTTAATTTTACCCCATCCACGGATTCAAATTTCAGATTCACATATCGACCCTCGATATCACTGAATCCACCCTCTCTAAAGAGGGGTGGATTCAAGTGAATCTCGTAAGGGTTTGGCGGATTCAAAATCGGATTCACGATTTTACGATTTTTTGCAAAACCGCTCTAGAATGCGGCCTCCAGCGGATTCACTTTAGATTCACGGCGGATTCATCTACAAAATCTATCGGATTCAAGAAATCGATTATGGATATGTTCCACGGAGGGAAAAAAATTCAAACAGCTCTAGAATGCACCTTCCAGCGGATTCAAGATCGGATTCAAGTTTTGAATCCCAGTATTTACGCGGGTTCCAAAGGTGCTGTTTTTCCGTGGAACATTTCTTCAGCGTTTGAATTTTGCGGAAACGCGCCTGGTTTGCGCTGGTTAAATGGGTGTTTACTTAGTATTTTAATAACTGTATTATTTGTGCTTCCAGCAGGAGGATTTATGCAAATCGATAAGCACATACCCATACCCGAACCTGCATTGCCTGGCAGGCCAATTAAGTACCCTTTTAAGCTGCTTGAGGTTGGTGGATCGTTTGCGATCAACGAATCAGACCTTGCCAGCGCCCGCTCTTCCAAAGTCAGGTTTTCCAATTTGACAGGCCGCACGTTTGTTATTGCGCGCGACGACGATGGAAAGCCCCGGGCTTGGAGAACCGCATGAACCTGACCCAGGCAATTAGCAAGTATTACGGGGTCACCATTCCTTTTGAGCCTGACGATGGACGGATGCATGCATTCAAGATTGACCCTTTTCGGCTGGGTTTTGTAATCGGCTTTGCTGATTGCGCGGCGTTTGGGTGCTGGTCTGATGGCGAATGCGCGACGTTTTGCAATGGTCGGGCCCAGTGGATTCGGATCGATCGGCAAGCCCCAGTTGTATCCCGGGAGGGTGCGTTTGAACGCCTTATCGTCAGCTTGGCCAAGGCTCAGTATGAGCAAAGCGGCGGCCTGACTGTTGAGGAAAATGACCGGCTTAAAGTGGCAGTTGCAGCGGTTGAGGAAAATTCATGACCCAAGATAATGAAAATGTTCGGGGCGATGATGCTGGCCCCGAGGTTGAGCTGGGCGGTGTGGATTTTGGCGGTGCGGTGATTGAGCAGGAGGGTTTTGACCCCTATCAGACGGTGGTCGATTTCCAGGATTACGCAGCCATGATGGCCACCCAAGAGGGGCGCAGCAAAAAGGCCCGGGTCGGCCAAGGTTCGGCGGTTACCGAAAAGACCAAGGCTGCAGCGGCTGAGCAGGAAGTACCAGACAGCGAACTGGCCGCCCGCCTGATGCGGTTTGTGGAGTTTGATGAAGAGGTCGCGATTGAGCGGGCGCGAAACAAGAAGTGGTTGATTTACGGGATTTTGCCTCATGCCGATGTGGGGTACATCTACGGCAAGCCAGGCAGCTACAAAAGCTTCATGGCCGTGGATATGGCGTGTCATATCGCCAGCGCAACGCCCTGGAATGGCATTGACGTTGATTACCCGGGCGCGGTGCTTTACATCGCTGGCGAGGGCGCCAGTGAGCTGCATATACGCAAGAAGGCGTGGCGCATGGCCACCGGGCAAGATAATTCGGCCATGACCATCCTTGAGCGCGGGGTAAGCATCAACAACGTTACCGAGCGAACCGAGCTAAAGGCAGCTATCAGGGAGATTGAGCGAATCACCGAGCGCCGGCATGTGCTGATCGTGATTGACACATTCTCTAAGTGCTTTGAGGGCGATGAAAACTCAAGCGAGGACATGCGCAAATTTATCGCCGGCTGCGAGGATCTGCGCGATTCGTTTAACGGTTGCACGGTCATGTTTGTGGGTCACACCGGCAAGACCGATCCGAACAGCATGCGCGGCTCGTCCGTGGCTCTGGGTGACTGCGGGTTCTCCTACCGGATCAAGCGCGGCCAGCAAAAGCTCTACGCTGAGATTCATTGCGACAAGATCAAGGATGCGACGGAGCCGGATGATATGGCGTTTTCTTTTGAGGTTCAGCGCACTGGTGATCACAGCCAGAAAGGAATCCCGCTTTGCAGTTTGGTCCCCAAAATGACGACGCTACTTGAGCGCGAGGATACCGACGCAGAGAAAGAGCCGGGCCGCGCAGAGTTCATACCCAAAATCAATGCGGCGGACCGCAACCGAAACAAGCTGATTGGCATGCTCAAAAACCAGTTGGCGCGCAATGGCGGCAAGCCGGTTAATCGCTTGGTCATTCGTGATGACATGCTGATTATGTTTGAACACAGCGAAAAGATGAACAAGAACAGCGCAAAGACGGCCTGGACGCGGTCCTGGCAAGACGCTGTGGATGCCGGGGTGGTTGTTGTTTGTGAGGGCGATCAATGGCTATTGGGTAAGGGGTTTTGATGATGGCACGACTGAGCGATTTTTATCTTCCCGTTTACATGGTGCGAATGGATGACCGCTGGCTTGAGCGCTCGGCTACCCATCCAGGGATAGCCGCAGCAATGGGAGATCAGTGGGGCCGCTGGCTTAATGGTGACCAATGCACATCCTCGACCTGACCTTCTCAGACGGCCGCGCCTGCCGCTGTATCGTGATGGAGCCGACCAACGACGCAGAGGACCAGGCCGGCATTCGCTCAATTTTCAAAGCGGGTTACCTGTCCTCAATTGAACGCCGAATCCCGCCATGCCCCGAAAAGTTGCCGTGGGAAAAGGATCGCGGCCATGGTGATCCGGTTTGGCGTTTGCACCGGTTCACCCTGCGCAAGGATGCGGGCGCTTGGTTGGTTGAATGGCCGGGCGGATCGGCGCGCGGTAACAAGGATGAAGTGTCGGCGGCGCTCAGAAATAATTGGGCTGCGGGGTGTTGACAGGGTGATTGGTTGATATAATAATTAGGCCGTAAGTTGATGGCAGGAGCGCAAGACGATGAAAAAGTACGAACTGATTCAGAGTGACACAAAACAGCATTTTGGGCACACGCTTTACCGTATCCGCGCACTTGTGGCAATTGGTGGAACGGTTTCAGTTGGCGACCTTGGCGGCTATGTTGAGTCAGAGAAATGCCTGAGCCATAAAGGCGATGCGTGGGTCTACGGCAATGCGTTGGTCCACGACAATGCGCGGGTCTGCGGCAATGCGCGGGTCTTCGGCAATGCGCGGGTCTGCGGCAATGCGCGGGTCCACGACAATGCGCGGGTCTACGGCAATGCGTTGGTCTACGGCGATGCGTGGGTCTACGGCAATGCGCTGGTCCACG